GCGGCTGGCATCATAACACCGACAGGCAAGCTCGCAGCGGCATCGAAGGGACTCATGCGCAAACTGGCTCGCGAGTGCCTGCTCGACGACCCTCACGCCTTCGCCGGTAACGCAGCGACGCAGTGGGGACATGACCACGAGCCAATCGCTCGGGATGAGTTCACGGAGATCACAGGTCACGCTGTCGATACCGTGGGCATGTTGCAATCAACGCTTCACCCGTGCCTCGCCTGCTCGCCTGACGGGCTGTTCTTGATCGACGAAGTTGTTCACGGGCTGGAGATCAAATGCCCGAGCGTTGATACGCACGTTGACTACTTGCTCGACGGTGAGCTACCCGCCAAGTATCGACCGCAGGTTCATTTCAGCATGGCGATCACGGGTATTCAAACGTGGTTTTTCATGAGCTACTTCCCCGGGCTTCGACCATTGATCCTGCCGGTGACTTGGGATGACTACACCGACAAAATCAAGATCGCCGCGCTCGCATTCGCATCGGAATATGAGCAGGAAATGCCGAAGATCCTCGAAGCAATACGACGGTAATGGGTGAGACGGAGACAATTGAGAAACTCCGCCAATGGTGGCAGGCTGCTCCGAAAGACGAGCGGCTTGCCATCAGAATCACCGCGGCAGCTGTGAAGGTCAACGACGAGGAAGTCAGGGATATCGTGCAGCGGCGAATTGAGGCACACTGGAGGAGGTTCGTGAAAAAGGACTACAGCAAATGAAACATCAACAGGGAATACAAAGCGGGCAAACGATCAAGGACGCTCACTCACCGGCTGGGCAATTATTCTTTGCGCCACTGAACTACGCAGACCTTCCAGACTGTCCCGTGTGCAAATTCGGAACACCTATGGAGCGCAACGGTCGGCTCGTCTGCATCGACTGCGGCGCCACCGTGGGAACAATAGACAAACAAACGAAACAAACGAAATGAAAGAAAAACCAGACATCATCATCGGCATCGACAACGGCATCAGCGGCGCTCTTGTAGCACTGTCAGCATACAGCGGCATGGTTCTCGACAGTATTCTCATGCCGACAAGAACCAACGGCACCAGCAGGGAGTGCGACGCAATCGCGGTCTGCGAATGGATCGAGAAATTTCAATACTCCGACGAGGTCGCTGTGGCACTTGAGACGCCTAGCAAGCACTCACCTGGCACACTAGCTCTTTGCTCAATGTGGGACTGCTACGGCGTGATCCGCGGCATTCTCGAAGCAAATAACATTCGGCACATTCGAATCGCCCCTCAGACATGGCAGAAGGAAATGCTCGGCAAGGTGCCGAAGGGCGAGACTAAGCCATTCGCCAGAGCGAAAGCTAAAGAGCTATGGGCGACCGAGACATGGCTGGCAACGCCGCGCAGCAAGAAGGCACACGAAGGGCTGGTTGACGCCGCGCTCATCGCAGAATTTTACAGACGAAAACTATGAAACCACTGAAACTACTACACATCCTGCGTAAGATGAATTGCGAGGATCAAGCGCGGAAGGAACTACCACCCTTCATTCTCAACCACAAAATCTCCCGTGCGATTCTGCTGCTGGAGCTGCTGAAGTTCGACCGACCGGTGAAAACCTCGGAGATCGATCCGCAATCTCAGATGATCGTGAACTACCGATTCACACAGCGCTGGGAGGACGCCGCGGAATTCATCATTCAAGACTGCCAGCAACGCGCAGGCAATTCGCCGCAGACGGTTTATAACTACATTCTCACCGATCGAGGACGCGCTGAGGCGCTGGAGATCGAGGGCAATCTGCAACGGCTGATCGACAAACAAAGAAAAAATGCTTTACAACCGGCAGACATAGGGTAAATTTCCGTGTCACGAAAGTGGCAAAATCACATCCTCACCGTGATTACAACATCAAACGTTTTCCCCGCCATGGGGTCAGTTCTAGGGAGCTTCGGCAAACTAGGTGAGGGCTGACAACATGGCGGGATTTTTATTTATACGATGAGCAAAATTCACAAATTACCAGCAATCCAATTCTACGTTGGAGACTGGAGAAAAGACCCTAGCGTGCAATCGCTAAACTATCACGACCGTGGAGTTTGGTTTGAGATGATTTGTCTCATGCATGAATCCGAGGAACGGGGCAAGCTAGTTTTGAATGGTCAACCAATGCCGATTGATGCGCTTGCGAGATTGCTTGGTTTGGATAAGCAAATCCTAACCACCACGTTAACCACCCTGCTAACCTATGGCGTTGCTTCACAATGTCCTGATACTGGCATCATTTCAAACAGGCGTATGATCCGTGATGAGGAAATCAGAAAAATACGGGCAAACGCTGGAAAACTAGGTGGAAACCCTGCTTTGCTTAAGCAAAATTCAACCACTAAGGATAAGCAAATTACAACCCCTTCAACTACATCTTCAGTTTCAATTTCATCTACTAATAAGAAATTTATTAAGCCTACTATTGATGAGTTAAGAATTTTCTGCAAAGAGATAGGGCATCAAGAATCCGATGGTGATGCAATGTTTTATATGTGGGAATCAAACGGCTGGAAAAACGGGAAATCACCTTGCAAAGATTGGAAATCTGGTGTTAGGCGATACGCTGCTGAGGGCTGGCTAGCGAGTCAGAAGCAAACCAAGACATACGCAAAGCCACAAACAACCTACGCAGACCGTCACCCGACCGATCCTGAAGCAGGCAAAAACCTAGACAATTTCTTATTACCATGAGTGACCTAAAAAAAGAACTAGACGAAATCCTCGCCAATGTCGAAGCAATGGCAGAGCAGACCGAGCAAAAACCCGTAAGATTGCCAGCTGGTTACGTGCCACCGCGCGTTTCAGAGCCGTCGAGGGTTAGCATACCAATCATAGGGCAAACCGCCCGTCACGGCGATTCTGTGAGCATTTACGGGGATGAGTGGCAAGCAGCATATGAAAGAGCAAAAGAATGCGCAGAAGCAGGAGGTTTAATCATCGCCTACGGTGGGCGCGGAACGGGAAAAACGCAGATGGCTTTCCACCTCGCCAGAAATGCCAACTTTCCAAACGCCTCATTTCCGCCGATTTACAAAAACGGATTTACACCAGAGCATCGAAACCGACCAGCTATCTACCTGAAAGCCATGGAAATCTTTGTGGATTCTAAGCACTCGTTTAACCGCAAAGAAGCTCCGACAATCAAAGAGATTTTGCAAAAGCTCGAAGATGCGGCGTTCTTAATCATCGATGAGGCACAAGTCAGAGGTGAAACAAAATTTGAGGATGACTTGCTTACCACGCTGATCGACAAACGCTATGACGGCGTTCGAGCAACGATGCTTATCACTAACCTAGGACGGAAAGAGTTTGCTGCCACGCTCTCACCGTCGATCATTTCCCGTATCGAGCAAATCGGATGCGGGATAGAATGCAACTGGCAATCCTACAGAACCAAAACAAAATGAACGCAATCAAATTAAACCGAATATTGTACGTTTACGCCCTAAGTGGAGTGATAAAATGCCTATCCGCAGATGAAATCCAAGAAACGGAATTGTTAGCAGCAGGATGGAAACACACCGCAACCATTGACCCAGCGCTGTGGATTGAGGCGATGGCAAACGGGAAAGAAGATCCAAGCGACATGCTGGATGAACTGCAATTCTCACCTGCAAACTACAAACCAAACGAGCAATGAACACACTACCAAATGACGTTGCCCGATGCGATGGCGTGGGCGATTGGGACTGGAAAGAAGGATGGGGCTGGCGCGAAGGATGCGAGACATGCTTGAGGCGCACAGCACCGAGAAATGGAGTGCATTTCTTCATTGAACCGCCGAAAATCGTTGCTTTCTGGTGTGAATTTCTGATTGAGCCAGAAAAAAAACCATTGATACATAAAGGCTAGAGAACTATTTTCATTTTTATTGCGGAATACGCTTTACAATTTGCAAGGAATCAGTGTATTGTGAGCGCGCCGCAGGGCAACAACCGAACACCTCAAAATTATGAAACTTACACCAGCAACAAAAAACGCAATCGCAAAATACGGAATCGAAATCTG